GCCGCTGCATCTGGAACTTTCGCGGCCAGATGCCCCGCTATCTGCGCAGCCCCCTCACAGGGTACGCAAATGGCATTCCCGGCAGGGCTCAAACCTGCAGCCTGCGGTTTTGGAGACCGCTGTTCCATCACTTGAACTACGGGAACATATCATGCCGCTTGCAGGGGTCGAACCTGCAACTACCCGGTTATGAGCCGGATGCTCTGCCGGTTGAGCTAACGCAGCGTAAAAGAATGCCCGCCTGCAATGCACGGTGCACATCATTCATAACAGGCGGGTAAAAATATTTTCGGAATAAATTGGATCAGCAGCTTTTGCTAATCTGCGCGGATAACAGGCCGCGCTCCTTGGATACAGCCACGGCCTCCGATCTCTGCCCGAGGCTCGCGTTTTGTGTGGTCTGCACGGAAACCGAAACGCCGCGCATAGCGCACAAAGTGGCTTTCTTTGTTGCTGATCGGTAAGGACGAGAGGATAAGGCCAGCGCCGAGACGCGTCAAAAACTTTGCCATGTCGCAAATCAGTTCTTTCAAGCGCTCAAACATTTGTATGCCTCCTCTCCAAAAGTGTCCACTGTGGACACTCTAAAATCACGCTAGCCGCCCTTGGAATCGAACCAGCCGTGTCTACACACACGCGCCGCGCTCCAAACTGCGCTCAGGCGGCATATAACAAAAGAAAAACCAGCACGTTTCCATGCTGGTTTTGTTGACGCACATCCTGCCGGGGGAATTATGGAAACCGGTGTACGGATTATGTGGCCTCCGGTGCGTGCGGAGGTTGTGAGGACAGGTAAGGATACCCTGCCGCTCTACACGCAGCCACAAGCAGGATGTCAGCCCATGCGTCAGGTGGTCGCTGCTTCGGGAGAGCAGCGTAATGGTGCTCCGGGATGGATTTGAACCAACTACTTGCTGCTTCAATAGGCTGCTGCTCTACCAGTTGAGCTACCGGAACATAGAAGCAGCCCGCGAAACGAGAGGAAGAAAAATGCCGGTCAAACCATAGGAGAAAACATTTTTGGGGGGATTCGTTTCGGAGACTGCGTGGCAAGCGTCTCACCGCTTTCGGCGGTTCCGCTTATACCAATTTTAGCACAATGCCTGTTTTAGTTGGATATTTGCAGTATGAAGGTACATTGCAAAAAATCAGGGCGGGTTTTGTGCGGTTTGTGCAACATTGCCGAAGCTGTCCCAAATCTCTGCCAGATAGATGCTGCCCCACTTGATGTAGATGGAGACTTGGTTCTCTTCCGACAGCCCAAGCTTCTCGCAGACCTCGCGCTGCTTTTTGTTCTCGACGTAGTACAGGCACAGGCAGTCAGCCTGTTTTTTGCTGGATTTACTTGCCGTGATACAGTACGCCCGCCGGGTGGCTTCAATGCGCAGCAGGCACAGGTCTGTTTCCATCTGCTGCAGACGGCGCTGCTCGTCCGTGATATCTGCTGCAGCAAGCCCAACCCTGTCACCGGCACCGCTGCCTCCGGGCATACCGTTCAGGATCTGGGTGGTCTTTTTGGCAACTTCCTGAATGCGCTGGATCTTTCGCTTTTGGGCTTCAACCGCTTTTGCCATATCCCGGCACTGCTGGAACCACGCCTTGACCGTGTGGTAGTCCACGCCGGTGCGCGGCTTTGGCTGTTCGCTTTCAGGTGTCCATGTGCGGGTCATTGTTTTTATCCTCCATTTCTATTTCATTTCCCCATGCGTCCCAGCCGGGTGCACGTTGACGGGCAAAAAGTTCAATGCGCGGCACATCCCCCAGCAAATCAACAATGCGCCTCCGTGCTTCTTCTGGTTTTACGCTGTGCGCTTGGATAGGTTCCTCAATAACCTGCCGCACGGAGTGGCTTTTTATCTGCTTTTTTGCGCAAAAGTCATGCGACACG